GTATCTGTTATATGTGTATGTTTCTTTGAAACGCTTACTTCATTATCATTTTCTAAAAGTCTAAGTTTTCCAGCTAACTCCGATACAAAGGTTTTTGATTCTTGAAAAACTAATGCTTCTACTTCACCTGTTACAGCAATACCTCTTTTAGGGTCGGCTAGCTCTGTAAGTATTTCGCTAGCTAGTTGAGTTGTAGAAATTCTAAAAGTATGGGGGCGAACATCTGCCACTGCTCTTCTATAGGGCTCACTCGCGCCTTCAAGCTCCATATCTAGTTTTTCTAAAAAAGCTATTAAACTTTCTGCACTCATTAAAAGTTTTTGTACATATCGAGGACTCGTTTTATATGATCTGGGAATCCTCGACCTTCTCCTTGAGGCGCATTTTCCATTGTTGCCCCAGAAAGAGTACGACGAGTCTTATGCTCGTCTTTAAAGTAGTAGTTAATTAAATCAATTACTGCAATCTGTAAATCAACCGGAGTAGATGCATATCCTGCGGTATAAGTTACTTTTACTGCCCCGGCTCCACGAGGCCAGTTTTTATAATTAGATCCAGTCACATACAGCACGCTATCCGTTTTTTTATCAAGATAATATTCTGTAGTGTTGACAGTAGCGTAACTATCTGTGACTGAATCTCTTTTCTGTACAGACACTATTGCATTTACAGGGCTTTCTGTAAGTTGTACAATATGTGTGTCCCAATCAATATTAAACTCTTCTACTTTATTAGTAGAGAAGTGGTCAATAATACTATTACCACAATAAGTTTTTACTAATGCACTTACGGAGTCAATAATACGAGTCAATTTATAGTCATCGCGAGGGCTTTGTATTCCTTCGGCGTCTTTAAATTGTTGTAAAGTTATAAAATTAGCCATAAGTATATTAGTAAAAACTTGGGGAGGCGAACCTCCCCAGTTTGTAAACTAGCTATTAAGCTACGTTAGAGATCTTGATTGAAGGCTTGTCGCCGCCAGAAGCAGCTACGAGCTCTTCGAAACCAAGTGATTGAGAAGCTACGAGTACTCGACGCTGTGCGCGTACTTCGTAATCTTGCTCAACTGTTACACCACGGAGTCGAGGAATAACATAGTTACGAGTATTAACTGCGAAAGCAGCCTCGTTACCAGCAGTCATTGCCATCTCTTCAGAAGGAACTACTGCGGAGCCGTAAACGGCGCCCAGAGTACCAGTGATTCGCAGTGCGAGATCACTACCTACTTCATCCAGGGTCTGGAATGCGGCGTCATCCAACAGATCAAAGTAGCCTTGCTGGCTAACAATGTATACAACATCAGAAGGATTCATGCCATACTTGCCCATGCTCTGTCGCAGGTCAAGCAAGTTTGCAGAAGTAAGCTTGTTAGTGTGAGGAGAAGAACCGTTACCGCTCAGGTCGTAGTCAAACGCAGCTGAATTAGCTTCGCCTGCAAGACCAGCAATAGTACCGTTACCATTCAGAATCATGCTCTCAACAGCACGCGCGTGTGAACGAGCAATTGCATCAGTAAGCATGGGCATCAAGTTAACAAGTACCTGCTCGTCTGTATTGTTGTCAATCGCAGTGATTGAAATAAGACGATAGGCATTAAGAATAACTTGTGAAGAAGCAAAGTTATTGCCGCTTCCGCCTTTGTTCTGAAGGCTGACGTCAGCGCCTGTTGAGGTCCACTCAGCAGGATCTGAATCAGGTTGGATCGGCAGTACTGTTGCACCACCAGTAACAGGGATTTCACGGAACAAGCGTGCAATCTTAAGCTCGTTCATGATTTCTTGCTCGATGGTCTGAGAAACAGTTACATCGATACCTGCTGAAGTAGTTGCGGTGTAAGTAACACCTGCTTTCTGCAAAGTATCCTTTGCAAAATCAGTGTCCCAACCTTTCCCAGTGATAACACCAAGAATGTGAGCACCCATAAGATCCTTAGCAAAAGGAGTCAGATCCCCAGCTCGGCCTCGATCAGAGAATACACGCTTAGACTCGCGCATAGCATCGAGTTCAGCAGACTTCTCTTCCAAGTCCTTCTTATGTTGTGCAACAATTTCTGCCATATCAGCATCTTTTGCTGCCAGTTTTTCTTCAATATCAGCCATCAAACGATCAGCGCCAGACTCGACACCTACCTTGATTGCGGATTGAACTTCTTCTTCTTGAGCAGCTTTTTCAGCAGCTTCTTGAGCTGCTTTCTCTTCTGCTTCTTGAACTGCCTTTTCTTCAGCAGCTTTTTGCTCGGCTTGCTTCATTGCAATTTTAGCAGCAGTCTCCTCTGCTACTTTCTTCGCAAAAGCTTCCAAGTCGACTTCGGGAGTTTGTACTTCTTCCGACATTTTGATCTCCTTAGTAGCGGGTTTTACCGCTTCGTCCGGTGTTTCACTAGCTAACGATGATTTTTCGTCCTTAGCCAGAGACTGACCGGCTAGATCTACACGATTGGTGAAAGTTTTCTTGAATTCATTATATTCTTCAATAGAATCAAATGATTTCGCCAGAGAAAAAGTAGCTGCTTGATTACAAGGTACAGATACAACTGATACCTCAAACAATTCAGCATCCTTAATCTTTAATCCGTCAGTTTCCTCCAGATAATCAGCATCCTTGACTCGGAAACCAACGGAAAATGCTCCAAGAATGCCTTCTTTTACTAATTGCGCCACATGATCGGGCGCAGATTTAGAAATTTTTGCCTTTAACTCAAGACCGTCAGGAGTTACTTTTAACCCCGTAGCGCGTCCGATAGGCTTATTATAGTCATGATTAAAAAGAATTATTGGATTCTTTTCAAAATTATTTAGACCGCCTTTAGTCCATGCATCTGCTTCAATAGTATCTCCTGCACGATCAAAATCATTAGTGCTGGCCATTCCGCAGATATGAACACCCCCATCTTCTTCATCAAGGGCTTTAAAAGTGGAAGTAAGATTAAAAATCTTTTCCATTGTTCTTACTCTTTTACTGCTGTCGCAGGCTTAGCCTTAGGAGCTACTTTAGCTTTTGCTTTCGCTTTAGGTGCTACTTTAGCTTTTGGAGCAGGTTTTGTTACTACACTTGCTTCTTCTACCTTTGCGGTAGGAAAAGCATCGGGACGATAACTTTCTAAATACGTTAAACAACCGCCCCAGCTGCCAAACATTTCCCTAATGTACTCCATTCTAACAGGTACATGAGGTTCACTAATATATTCAACTTTATCAAAGATTTTTCCTTTTGCTTTTAGAAAGTCTGCGATTTCATCTGCTGCTCGCATCTTTCTTCGGAGTCTAATCTTCTGTCCCATCTTCTTCTTCCTCTACAGGCCTTCCGCCTTCGCTGGGGTTTGCTGCACTTCCTGCAATATTCGCAGGAACTCTTAATTCATCATAACCGTCTATAGGTTCCATATTGAGAGCTTCTCTGGCCTCATTCGGGCTAATAATTCCCGTATTTACTAATGCCTGGTAGTATGATGCTTGATCTCGTAACTCTGGCTGCAATGCAGGAATATTACTAGCTTCCTCTACTAGCTCGAATCCAAAGAATCTTTCTAGTGCAAAGTTAATTTTTCTTACTATGGGAAGAATTGTCTCTAAATAGTACAATCTCATATTTGGTCGAAGATTTGCATTATTACCAGAATCTAAAAGAATTGGAGGTACTCCTAATGCTTTTAGTATAATTTTTTCATTTTCTTCAATAGCTTGTTGAAAGTCTAACTCTTTAAAGTTGACGTTTGAAATTTCATCAATCTCAATACCGCCATCTAGAATAAGAGGTCTTCGACCGCCTGCGTCCGGCTTATACCTTGCAGACCAGGACTGAATCATTCTTTCTTTTATTTTTTCCGATAAAGTATTCGGAGATTTTAGTACAAGACCCGGAACTGCCCCATTCTTAAAAAAGTTATCTTGAAATTGTCTCATGCGCTTCATAAGAACCATCGTGCGCAGTGCTGGCTTAAGTCTAGATACTCCTCGATATATGGAATGAAAAGAATTATCTTTTATATGAATAATTTCTCTAGCAGTGTAGGTTACTTGTTGATTATAAGTGTACTTTTCAATATAAGTGCTTTCACTTGAATGAATCTGCATTTTATTTGCAGGTAAATGGTATAAGTGAGCACCATCATAATAAATAAAAATATTTCCATCTATTAGATAGTCAATCAGTAAGTTTCTTCGAAAAGTACTAATGTCTTGAAAAAGATTAGGCTCTTTATTAAGTAAAAGATCAACTCTTGACTTTTTAATTCCTTTTACAATACTTGCTATAGGAAGTTGTGACCCAACTTTTATATTTATCTCCGCAGCGTCATCCACAATCATGTTGACACCACGATTTACAATTTCTAAATCTTCGTAGGCATTTTCAAAACTTTCAGTAGGCTCTCGACTACTTTCTATTTTTCCATCGAAGTAAGGCTGAGCAGGATTTAATTTTTCTTCTGCCTCAGGCTTTCGTCCGAAAATATTGTTATACCATGCCATACTTTTCTCTTTGAATATCTACCCAGCGCATTTGTTTCTCTGCCGTGCCAAGTCCAGGGTTACGTCCATAAATTTTATGCAGTTCTAAATGATGCGCATGGCAGATAGTAACAGTATGTTCGTACAACTCTGCCCAGTTGTCTTCAATAAATTCATCTCTCCAAATGGTAATATATTCGTCCGTATAGTGCAGAGGTCTTTCTTTGCTCTTTATTTTTAACCATTTAGAGAGTAAAGGACTTAATGTGTAAAAATGATGAAAGTCAAGTTGTGAAGTAGATCCACAAATGTAACACTCAGTATCCTTCTTGTATTTTGATTTCGCTCTATCCCTTATGTACTTTATAGGGTCTCTTTTGAGCTTTTTCATTCTTGCCATTGTAACCTCTGAGAGATAAATTGTCAAATACTATTTTTACAAGGTCTCATCAAAACCCAGTGGATACAGTCTCAAAAGAATACAGTGCGTATCTTAAAGCATCCGCCATATGTGAAGCACGATTATGTTTTGGCTTTTCCCTTGCAAGATTTGGGTTTGGGTCCCATTGATATTGATCTAAGCATGAGAGTGTTTCTTTGCATCTCTGATCGACAAATAACTTGTCATTGTCGACTATTCCTGCCACGTGTGCAATGCCATCAAGCACTGATTTCTTTGCGTTATTTGTTGAAATATCGAATTCCATAGCGAAGTCATGTCGAGTTTGCTGTGCTGCGGAATCAATGTAAATAAAGTCGATATCCCATTTTTGCATTAATCGTTGTATTTCAGCGGCATGTTGTTCCGTTGTTTTTTCAGCATCCAAGTACTCATCTAAAACATAGTACTGTTGTTCATCCCAATCATAAGCAAGTACACAAAAAGCTGTAGGGTCACGATAACCTACGTCAAGCCCTGCAAATACATCCATCCCGGTGGTATCTAATACTTCATTATTAGCCACACACTCTTCGTGGTTGAAATTCCAGATTTGTCCTTCATAAGTATTAAAATCTGCTTCGTATTCTTGGCGAAACTCAGCTTCTGACATACTTTTTCGAGCTTCAGCAATATCTAACTCACTCATACGAGGATTATCTACGTAACCTGCTCGGATGGAACACCATTCTGGGAACTCATCGTTGAAGCCTCTCTCGTAGAACTCCGCAAACCAATTATTTTTACCTCGAGGAGTGGAAATAAAGATAGCTTTAGAATTGTCTTTATCTAGGGTAGGCCGCAGTGCTACATTAAAAGCATCTCTACCGTCTGCGAGTGCGGCCTCATCGAATATAATTAAATCATAGCTTCGTCCAACACAAGAGTCAACTTGGTTTATAGAACCCATGCGTATAGTAGAGCCATTTGTGAGCTCTATAACTTTATCTTTTGCATTATCTTTTGCTACTTCGAGATCGAAGTGCTTAATTAATTGTCTTTGTAAATCGAAAGAAATCTGAGACAGCGAGTAGTTAGGTGACATTATTAAGATATTCGAATTGGGTACTAGCGAGACTAGCTGCCCAATTATGTTCGCGATGTATGTTTTACCTTGCCTTCGGCTTACAGCCGCACATACAAATCTATACTTAGAATTATTAATCGCATTTATGATAGCTACCTGCGAAGGTAGAGGGGACACTCCTAGTAGATCAAGGTACTGGTCTACGGGTAATTTGAGGAAGCGTGTCTCAGATTGTAAGTCTAGAAGAGCTTCAGTAGTTATGTCTACTCGACTAACTTGTACTGTCATTATTGTTGCTCTTCTATTGCCTGTTCGTTTCGATCTAACCAATCTTCTTGAGTTGCATTTCGATAGTAGATAATAATCTCTTTTTGTTGCCTTATATATCTACGTAGCTCTTGAAGATTAAAAGCCATATTTTCATAGTCTTGTGGAGTCATTCCAAATATAACAAAAGTAGCATCTTGCATTTTACTAATACGAGCAATCTGCTCTTCAAGATTTTTTTCTGTGACTACAAAAAATTCTACATCTTGTAAATCTATTTTTTTAGGGAGAGGTGGCTGATAAATGTCCAGTGTTTTATATTCTGTTTTAATTTTTATCACTGGCTCGGGTGTTGGTAGTGGGTCATTTTTCAAAAAAGAACACCCAGATAAAAATGCTATTATTAAAAAACTAGTTACTATCCGCATTTTGCACCTCTTCACTATCTTTTTCTATCTGTTCAAAAACTTTTTTTGTACCATTATTAATACGCGGCTCTACCATCCCGGGCTTTGCTCTTGCTAACCTAGTCAAATCGTGGCGTTTAAAAATAGATAAGTAGTCATCCATTTCTGCTTGCATTTCAGTATTTGCTTCAGTTAATTTTCCAACAGCTTCTAGTTGTACTTTTAAGTTTTTCTCTGCTTGCTCTCGGGATGCTGTTTCAGTTTCTAGAGCGCTTTCTAGCTTTGTTGTATTTTGTTTTAAAATTACATTATTTGCTTCGAGCTGTGCTATTGTTGCCTCTGCTTTACTTACGGTCGTAGTATGGTATGCATATGCACCTCCAGCTACAACTAACATAAGTGGCATAGCTTTTATTAGTCCTAACATTAGTATATTTTCCTCAAGTCATAGCCTACAGGATTTACCACTTTTATTTCATGTTTTACTCCGAGCAAGTCTACAAAGATTATATGTGTTGTACTAATCTTTTTTATTTCTTTTGCTCGGTAAGTTTTAGGGGCACCACTTTCTATTCGTGATCCGTCCTCTAAAAATTTTACTTCTCCGGGAAAGAACACTGTTAGTTCCCATTCTTCCCGTATAACTGTTCGCCACCAGTGTTTAATTTTTGACCAAACGCCAACAGTTACTAATTCTTCCTCTTGCTTCTGTTCAATTTTTTTATCAGTCATTTTTCCTATGCCTTTTCCAAGCAAGACAGCCAAACAGTCGTAGTGACCAGTAGGCCAAATAGTTTAATACCTTGAATCCATTCTGCTCTATACAAATATCTCGAAAAAGAATATCCATTTCTTTTTGTGTTTTTGCTACAGTTTCATTATCTTTTGACTTTACCAGTTCAGCGTACTTATACCCATAATCGTGAACAAGACCACCCATAAGTAAGACTCCAACGGGCGAAAGCCACATTGCAAGAAACTTAGGTACTGATGCACCATCGAACTCAAAACCTTTTTCAATAACATACTCTTCTCCATTTAGGAAGAAGTAGAAATCTTCTACGATTTCCCATCGTCGGGTTCCAGTCAGCCACAGCCAAATTGAACCCCAGAATTTTTTAGTTGCAGTATCAATTAATATAGGTCTCATGATTGGCATTTCTGTGTATTTAAAATTTACACGAGACTCTCCCTGTCCGTCAAAAATACTAATCACAAAACCTATAAGAATAATGGCAGCCACAACTACTGGCTGCCAAAATGTTACCATCAGATCAAGAATCACTTTTTACTCCAAGCAGTAGCTCCGAAGAACGCTGCGACGAGACCAGCTACAGCCACAAAATAGGTCGGGGCCATGTCTCCAAGAACATCAGCGGCATGCTCATATCCAGCAATTTGAGCACCAACAACAGCGAAAGGATATACCAACATGCCAAGCAAAGCAAACCAAGCCATATTTCTTTGGGCGTCTCGCATTGCGTCGGCGTCTTCGTACTCTTTTCTTTTGAACTCAAGGTCTAGCTCCATCTCTCGCTGTGAGATGTGGCCATCTCCATTTAGGTCCATTTTATCTGCGACTGATTTGTCGACTGTTACTACTTCTTCATCTGCCATGGTATATCTCTATGGAGAGCAAACGCCTCCATCTTCGGATGCATCAAAGTTAATATCTCCGCATCCATACTTTCCATCATTATCAGTATCACAAGCACGTTGCCATAGAATCATGTCAAAGGTAAGTCCTTCGCCCCAAGGAACGTAAGATTTACACCATGCATGAGACCCGGGCTCAAACGGATCTTGTGGTTCTGGTACGTAATCTCTAGATGTCCAAGGATCTTGAGCAGTAAAGAAT